CGGGACTGCGGATGCTCGTGCTGCGGTGCCGGAATAAACCTGCACGGCCTGATCCATTAAGTATGTCTGGACATTGGTCGAAGTCAATACTTCTCCAGATTGAAATGTGCGATACCCTGCGCCAGCCATATCTATACATTAACCCATGCTGAGCCATTAAAAACTTGCAAACCTGTAGCAGTCGAATACGCGACCATGCCTGTTGATGGTGACGGTACTGCGGATGCTCGTGCGGCGGTGCCTGAATAAACCTGCACCATCTGATCCATCAAGTACGTCATGACATTATTCGAAGTCAAAACTTCTCCAGATGCAAATGTGCGATATCCAGCTCCAGCCATAATGCTCCTATTGTAATCCAACATCGACATCGTCAAGTTGGTCTTGGTCAAGTATGAATGCGGTCAAGAGTTGTGCTTGTCCGAGTCCGAATCTTATCCGATGGTCGGAGGTTGTGATGTCGTGGTTGACGGATTCGATGAACACCGAATCGGTGCGGGTTAGTGGTAGTCCTATTGTGTAGGTTTTGGTGACGTTGATGACGTCGCCGACATCGAGTGCCAGAACGGTTGGCCAAAGTGCCGAACCACAAGCGTTCAGGCTGGTTGATATTTCGTTGAATCGGATGATCGGTTCTTTGTATTTGTCTAATAGGTTTTGTGCCAATGCTGAACCTGCCGTCAAATTGTTTAGAGGCACGTTTGAGAACGACAAAGTTTGCACACCATACTTGGTTTGGCTTGTTGTGTCGGCTGCGACTTGTGCTGCGGTGCCACCATCAACATCCACTTGCACACGGTTGAATAGTGTTTCTTGACCGTATGCGACACCGATAGATAAGATCGGTATCTGGTTGGTGGCTGTGCCACCGAATGATGCGATGGCGGTAGAGAACGTGAAATCTATTCTCGGATCGAACACAATCTGGTTTCTTCGATTCGCGAAGAGCCTGCCGTCCTCTGCGACTGCGACAGCTTGCAACGCTGTCAATGTGTTTGTGTTGTCCGGATAGGCGACGGTGCCGCATGTTGCGACACCTGTGGCGATGTCACGCAACGCCGTCGAGTAGGCAACCTCGGTTCGATCCAAGATCGCTGACACTCGCGCCGAAGTCAACTGTGATGATGGTGTGAATGCGGTGAGGCTGGTTCGGCTCAACTCGTATAGACCGTCGGCTGCGATGATTGACGCGAACGACAGGTTCGGCATCTCGTAGGTGATGTCGAGGTCTGTGATTGCTCCGACGAACAGTTCGGCTGTGCCGGCAAGAACCTTGATTGCTCGTCTCGGAGCCAGGTCGAAGTCTCCTGCATACCAGGTTGATGCGGTGTTCGCTGGGTCAAAGAGTCGGCCTGATGCGCGGTCGTCAGCCAAGATACGGCAGGTACCTGGCTGGAATTGTTCGGTTTGTGCGCCACGACCACGCTGAACCGACACCGCAAGAATGTATTCGGTTGCGTCCACGAAATCGGTTGAACCATTCAATGTGTCTGTGCCGTCAAGCGTTGACGAGTCAAGCGTGAATGCGTCAGCGACCGCACCAACATCCAACAGAACCGAATACTCTTGACCCCACTTAAGTGTCTTAGGCATAATTACGCAACCGCGAACTCTAAGAAGTTCCCACCAGCGATCCGACTATATTGCTGCAACACCTCAACAATTTGACGACCAGCCTCAACACCATTCGTGCCAATACCCGTATTGATATTGATGTTCGTACCTGCGCCACCTGTGGCAGATGTTCCGCCACCAGCAGCCATGCCAGGTGTTGGAACAGTCGGCAATGAAGGGATGGTTAGATTGCGGTTCGGCATAGTTGCAGCAGCCTCAGCCACCTTCTTAATCGCCTCAGCAAGTGCTTCGTATGCTTCAGTCTCACGCTCGACAGCATCAGTCAAACGATCCGAGGCTTCCTTCTCTTTGATCTTTGCATCATTGACCGCGTCAAGAAGTTTGTTGTAAGTATCTGAACCGATGATCGCACCGCTGACTGCTTCGTTCAAAACAAGTTGTGCGTCTTTCAGTTTGTTTGTTGCATCAAACTCCGAGTCGCTTGCATCAGCAACAGCCAACTTCGCTTGCGCCAAATCAATCTCAGCCTGACGAATAGCCTGCGCACTCGATTGAGGATCAGCGCGAAGTTCGGCAAGTGCCTTCTCAGCATCAGCCACAGCGAACACCGCTTCTTCGACACGGAACCCAGCCTGCGCCACATTGCGTTGAGCCGCCGACAGTTCTCGCTGAGCCTTCTTAGCCTGATCAGAATCAGCACCGAACCCATTGACCGCATCATTCAGAGCCTTCTGTTTCGCGGCAACATCATCTTGCGCGGCTTTCAAATTATCGGCAGCCTGCGCACTACCCTTCTGCGCATTGTTGAACGCCTTCTGTGCAGATGTCGAAGACTTCAACGCATCTGTGTACTTCTCAAACTTCTGTTTGGCTGTCTCAACCGTCTTGGCTGCGCCACCTGTTTTCTTGTCAAGATCTGACAGCGATGTTGACCAGTCATCGGTTGACTCTTTGGCTTTCGGTAGAACTTTGGTTCCAAGTCTGTCGGTCTGGTCAATCAATGGTGAGATCTTGTTGCCGGACAGATTCAATGCTGCGGTCGTGTTAAGAATTGATAATCGCAATTTGTCGAAGCGATCTGTGACTGCTTCGGTTCGGTCAATGAGCATCTGTTCAACTGTGATGATTCCGTCGCCACCTGTGACAGCCGAACCGATCGCTCGAAGAATGTCTATGAACGCGAACCCTGGTTTGAAGAAGTTGACGATCGCTTGTTCAAACTCGATCACCGAAAGAATCATTCTTTCGATTGCGTCAATGACTATGAACGATGCTGGACCCATTGCGGCGGCAAAGTATTTGACCGCACCAGCCAAACCTTCATCTTTGAACCCGTCAACCGCAGCTTTCAACGCTGGGATGATTCGCTTCTGTAAGAACTCCACGATCTTCTCGAATGCTGGTAGCAGTAGGAAGCCGATTGTTTCTACTACTTCGCCGAATGATGTGCGGAGTATCTTTACTCGTCCAGCGAATGTGTCGGCTGCGGTTGCGGCAGCACCACCAAATTGTTGTTCCAAAGTATTGAGCGCGGCACCGAAGTCTTTGCTCTTCTTGGTGTTCTCATCGAGCGGTATGCCGAGTCGAGTGAGTGCGCCGATGTTGCCTGTTGCCGCACGACCGAGGCCGAGTGTGACTGCTTCTAAATCGCGACCTGTGGCTGCGCTGATATCAAGCGCAAGATTGAACAGACGCTGAGATTTTTCTAGATCGCCTGTTGCTCTGGCAAGATTCCCGAACGCTGGACGCAACTCATCGTCGGCGATACCTGTCGCCATCATCGCCTTCTCAATGAACGCTTCGGTCGCTTGGACTTGTGCGGTTGTTGCACCAGCGGAACGAATCAACTGTGCTTCAAGACTCTTTTGTGATGCTTCGTCGGCGGCTGCTGCTGCGACGGCAGCTGTCGCTGCACCTGCTACCGCGGTCAATGCACCGAGCGCAATGAACGCACCCTTCTTTACAAAGTCAAATGCTTTGCCAAGTCCAGCACCGATCGACTGAACCTTCTCGATTGATTGCTGTCCTTCGCGAGCAAGGTTCTTGAACGCCGTGATAGCACCGTCGGCGTTGCCGAGAATCTTTACAACGAATGTGCGTTCACCTGCCATGGTGAAGCAATTCTACTCAGTTAGCAGCCATCCGTTTACGCAGCTCAGCCCACTCACATTGCATGTCTTTATGTATCTCCGCTTGCGTCATGCCTTTGTACTCTGACAAATCGATTGGTGCATCCCACCACTTCGGGTCAAGAACACATCGCATCGGATTACCACGACGCGGCTGACGAGTCGAGCGAATGCTCGGTGTAGAGAACGTGCGTGTCGGTGCTGCAATGTCGGTGATCGTCGGGTCAAGGAATCGCCAACCTGAATGATGCGTATGAAACGGTTGATCAGCCTCATGCTGTGGTAGGTAGAAGATGCGGGCTGGGTCTTTGGTGGCTGGGTCGCCTTTGAGACGAAGACGCTCATGTGTCTCATACCAGACTTCTTCCCAATTCTGTACCGGCACAGCCTGCTCGAATGGAACGACAACGTGCCAGTGTGGATCGTTGTCACGATGCGACCAGGTTGTGTATGCAAAGTGTATATACGATCCGAGATCAGCCTGCTCGAATGCTTCGCCGTCAAGGTCGGCGACTAATGCCCAAACATGTGACACGTTGCGATTGCCACGAGTTGTGTGTTCACGGTATGTGACTGGCGAATATAACTTGCCGTCAGACTTCTGTTCGCGTTCTTGATGGTTGCCGAGCATGGTTGCAAACTCCATCCATGATGTGGCGATGGTCTTTGGGTAGATTGATTTGACCGATGGGAACCCGACGACTTCAAACATTGTGCAGACCTGCCTCAATGTATCGGCGAAGTAGTTCGGACGCGGTCACATCTTTACGCTTGGCTTCACGCTTGATGAGTGTCTTGAGTTCTTGGTTGAGTCGAATGGTGATGGTTGGATATTGATTTGTCATCACATCACCACGATTGAATGAATGATTTCGTTGTCAACAATCAAAAGGTTTGCGTAGTAAACCTTGGTTCCCTTTGGTCGTTGTACTGCTGCAAAGTGTGTCCAGCCTGTTGTGCGCATGCTTGGAGTGTGTTCTTTGATTTCAATAACTTTCAATGTTTGGTTCTTGTGTTTGATTTGCATGACTACCTCCTTAGGTATGTAAGACAATCTATAGGAACTGTAAGACAAATGCAACTATTTTTGAAAGATTTTTTAAGCCTTATTCTGTAAGGCTTTCAGCCGATGCCTAGTTCTTTGACCACACGGTCCATGCCATCTAGGTATTCCTTGGCTATGGCGTTCTTGCGTTTGCGGACGGTCGGCCAGAAGAAATAGCCCGACTGACCTCGATGTCTCAAGAACTGTTTCGTGGTCGGTCTAGCACCGCCACCGAACTCTGCACCGAAGAACACATCGCTTCGAGTCACTTTTGTTTTGCGCCTACTATTCGGACGAGACTTTGACACAAACGATTCTTTGCCACGCAGTTTAATTGTCGGGATGCGATCATTGCTTGCTCGTAAACCTTTGGCGACTTGTATTGCCTGACTGGCTCGACTGACTGTGGTTGCTTCTAGTTTGACTTTTGATTCAAGATCTCTGGCGATTGTGTAAGCGACTTTGCGCATCTCTTTGTTGAACTGCGGACTTGCCTTCTGGAACTTGCGCAAAGTTTCAAACAAGTCTTTGACAATGACAGTGTTACCTGCGACGGCTGCGGTGCCGGCACGACCAAGAGTTCCACCTGTGTCACCTGGCAGATTTGGAAATGCTGAGAAGGCCATCACTGGATCCTTTGTGGTGGGTTGGATTTGACACTCTTCCAGCGCAGATAGCCGAGCATCGTGTACAGCATTCTAGGTGATTCTTGTAGTAGCACCGATGGTGCGATGTGTGTCTCGCAGGCGAGATATGCGATCAGCCAGTGGGCTGAGGATTCTCCAAAGGGACGATCACCGCAGAGTCGGTTCCAACCTCCACACTCTCGACTGTCTCAATCCATTCTTCAAACTTTATTGCAGTCTTCTTCGTGCGCTTCGTTGCATGCCAAGCCAACCAAGCAAGGTCGGTGAGGCGTAGTTCTGTTTGAAAGTTTGCGACCGAACGATTCTTCTCGCCTTCGAATGCGATAAAGTCGGCGAACTGTGCAGTCACTTTTGTGGTGACGTTGTCTAGCGTCGTGACTTCTAGGTTGATTTTCATTCTTACCTCCTGATTGTTTTGTTAAGAATTATGCAACTGCTTTTGTGATTGTTCCGCTGATCGGCCAAGTTACATCGGCTGTGTTCAATTCACCGACAGCACCGTTTACTGGCGACCATTCGGTTACAAGTACCGAGAAGGTGTAGTGAGGTGAAGCTGTGCCTGCTGCGGCTGTGCCGGCTGGTTTGATAACCATCGTCACGGCTGTCGAGCCAACAAGAGGATAGATCAAGCCTTCGACTGACGAGTATTCGTTGTGAAGTGAAAGTGTCACCGAGTTGTCGATCAAGCCTGCGACGCGAGTTACTGCACCACCACTGCCGAAGTTTGTTGTTGGTACTTCTGCTGCTGTAGTGCTTAGCGTAATTGCTGCCACGTCACTGGAAATATCTGTGCCGTTGAGTGTGACTACTGAGTTTGTGAGAACTAACTTTGCCATGATTATTTATCTCCTGCCTTGTCGGCGATAGAAGTTGATTTTTCTGCCACCAGAACAATGCGACCCGATGCCAGTAGAGAGTCTAGATGGTCAATCTCGTTGCCATCAATAGTGGCTGGATATTGTTTGTCTAGAACCATGAAGCCTTCGACCACCTGATATTTTGCCATAGGTTAAGCGTACACCACGACACGGAAATCGACTGTCAGATAGGTTGTGTCGTTCGCGTCAACGGTTGTGATGTTGGATGCTTCTTCGACGATCAATGTTTTGGCGTATCCGCCGAGGGTT